TTGTATCTGGAAGAAGGATCTTTGATGAGGCCCATTTTTTTGCCGGCGAGTTTGCCGGCGCCTTTGACTCCGCGGGCGGCAAGAGAGCCGGCCTTCTTCATGGTGTCCATAAAGCCTTCATCTAATTCAACTTCGTAATCCAGCACATCGGATTCACCAAGAAATTCGCGCCATACGTCGAAAGTCTCTTTATCGTCCTTAAAGCTGCTCCAATCACTCATCGTCCAAAACCTCGTTCAATAATCTATTGATACGATCGGCTTTGGTGAACACTTGGTTGCTAAAATTCTTCGCTTCCTGCATCATGAAGGCATTAGGCGTCGACGGCTCAGACACAAAGTCAAAACAAATAAGCTGAAAATCGTCCTCAACAATAGTTTGACCTTGAGATTCTGTGACGGATCCCATCCCTCTAGAGGAGATACCTAGCTTGACGCCAGATTCCACTAAAGACTTAAGGATGCCACCAGATGGTGTGTCAAGAACTTTTACTTTGCCCATAACGTTTTTGTTGTCCCACCAGACATCTGTCACCATATGCGAAGCATTCTTGAGATTGATTACTGAATCTTCAGGATGATCTAATTCTCCCAAAGCGCGGCGTTCCTGCACTAATTTCTGATAATTTTTCATCTCGCGCATTAAAACTCTATGCGGATAAATTCTCCCGTTGCCGTTTTGAACATCGGCCTCCTGAAGCTTACCGCTAAGGATCATACCGCCGCCTGCTACAAATCTTTTCTCTTCTTCGGTTAAAAGATCTTGACAAACGCCGCCTTCGCAGAGTTCATAATATTCACGTAATAGTTTCTTGCCCATAGCTAAGATCCTTTACAGCAACGACGAACGGGCTGCAGCATCCATTTACTAGTCCAACTTGTGTTCATGTTTCACTCCATCATCTCCAAAGAGCATTGTTAAAATATATGATGTTCCCGACGATAATCCTCCAAGTAGAAAGAAATTAAATACAGTTACATCAAAACTAAATAGTTCTGTAAACGGAGAAAGTAGCATTAAAAGCCAGCCGACGTGAAAACCCATACACATCGAACAGTTTGCTAATTCTCCAAGCTTTCCTTTCTTGGGCCTTAGTCTCGAAAAGATCTTGCCGTAGACAAGAATTTGTGTGAGCCCGTAGGCGCACAATATAAATGTTAATAGCTCCATTGTCTCTCTCCTTATACAGTATAAAGATAACTAAGCGAGTATGGGTCTCGCACGAAGCCTGTGCGTATGGAGCCCTGCTCAACACGCTGTGGCACTTCTCCTAATTCAGTAGAGTCTGTCTTATCGGGATGAAGCTCCATATCATCAGCCATAGAAATGATAGCTTCCGTAGATTCGAAGTAAGGACGCTCTTCGTTAATGAAGGCATTGATATTCAGAAGGGCAAGTTTGGCCGCACTTACACTCTCGTTAAACGGCTTTTGAAAGGTGGCTTCGAAGGAACCACAGAAAGAGCCGGCCTGAACGGATTCCGGCAACACAATTCCCTTCTTGTGTAGAAACGCAAACAAGCGATTTTGGGCACCGTATACCAAATCATTCATCGTCTCTTTGGGAAATGCTAATACTTTATTAGTGGAACTGGAGACTACAATATCTATATCGCCATGATCGAATATCATTAAATCGCCAGATAGGCTCTTGCGAATGTCCATCTCCAGGCGTACAGTAGCGGCTTCGGCGCCTTTGCCAATTTTAACTTTTATTGCCATGATCAAAAATTTCCTGCACTAATGCTTGTGTCTTTAATACCGTAAGGAGAACCTCTTCGTTTACTTGTTCTTGATAAAAATTGTTCAACTTCTCAATAATCTTGTTCGTCTTAGTCAGCATGTCTGCATCATTTTGAATCTCTTGCACTTCTTTCGCTTGTTTTAGAGACTCCTTGAGACGATTAATTTCGCTATCTAAAAATGCCTTAAGGGAGAGAGAATTATCAGCAAACGAAGAGATATAAAAATTTAGCAATTGCTTTTGCTCTTGAAGAAGGCCCGTCTGGTATTTGTCATTGAACTTGTGCACAAAAGAGTTATATACAAGATTATCTACAACATCCCAATTATCAAGATCGACCCCTTGTCGGCCCATGTTAGCTATAATCTGAGACTCTAGGATGATAGAATTTTTGGGAGAAAGCCTTCCTGAGAAGATTTGAGCAATGGATGCTAGAGTTTTATAATTCGGAACAAAATTATTAAAGACATCCGAATTTAATTCAGTATTGACATCTTTGATGAGATCTGACTGGCTAACAAAAAGACCATGCGCATCTAGAAGACGACTCGCTAGCTTGGCTTCGCGAAGGATCTTTTCTGAGGTTTCGGCATTAATATTTTGGTTCTCATATAAAGATCGATAACACTCTAAGTGTTGCTGCAAAACAGAGCCATTACTAAAATGCTTTCGTAAAAGCTTTACGACTTTGTTTTTGGTTTTCTCGTCCTTCTTTAAGATAGCAACAGTCGCTTCCTTAATCAAGCTTTCGTAAACAAAAGCTGTATTTCTTTTTTTATTGTGCTTTATCTTCATTCTCTTGCTCCACTAATGGTGTCTGACGATTATCTAACTCTTTTAAAAGAAGCTTAACAGATTTGTTAACTTGGAAAAGTTTAGCTTCCTCATCTTGTTCTCTCAACTTATAAATAGATTGATCGTCTTCATAAATGCTCACTTTGGCTAAACTGTTTATTTCGCTCCCGGGAAAAACATTTCTAGGGCCCGGGCTGTGTTTCTGACCAGCGGCAGATTTGATCGAGCGCGTACGGGGACCCGACCCGGAACGACGATCACGTTTGACCGGATGGTATACGTTTCCTTTGGCGCCGGGAGTTAGTCGGGGGGCCGGCCTAGATCCAGGCGGAACCGCTAGAAGCGGAGACTCGTCACCACCGCCAGCATCAGCATCACCGGCGGGCATCTCTTCACCGCCGCCTAGATCCAACTCATCACCGCCGAGGTCGCCACCTAAATCACCGCCCATATCTCCACCTAAATCGCCGCCCATGTCGCCGCCGAGACCGCCTCCCTCGCCAGCTGCTGCAGCTTCTGCAACGGCCTGTAGGGCGGCATCGTGCTTCCGATCATAATACATTTCTCGCTGATTTCTCATAAATTCTTCATGCGACATGCCGAAAATATTATCTGCTACCCATCGGCGAGAGAAGTATCCTTCAGTAGCGGAGCCGGCAATATCAAACTTAGCTTTCCAGTGCTCCATTTCTTGAAGTTCGGCAATCTTCGAAGGATTATTCAAAACCAACGAGAAAGCTAGTAAATCGTCGCCGCGGAAACCCAAAGTATAAAGATGGATAATTCCAATTTTTTCAAGCTCAGCAATAATAACTCTTTGTAATCTCTGAATTGTTCTTGCAAACCGAATATCTTTTTGAGCAAGAGTTGTTTTATCTTCGGAGGCCCCCTCCCCCATGGAGAGATAGGCTGCCGGTATCTTTAACGCAGCAAAAAGCTTATCACGAAGATATTTGATATCATCAATCGCTGTAATGTTCTGGGCACCAGCGAGCGACACAATGTCTGTCGCAGATCCAGCGCGAACGGGAATGAAATAATCTTCCTCAATAGACATAGGATTGTATCGCAAATCTACGCGACCAGAAGACGGATCAACTACCGAGTGGCGCTTAAGTTGTGTTACGATCTTTTGCATATATTGTTCCACATCATTCGGAGGAACGGCCCCTACATCAATCTTAAACACTCTTCGCTCCGATGAACGAATGACTCGGTAAGCCATCATAGCGTCTTCCATTAAGACAAGCTGGCGCCAAATTCGCCGGGCTGGCTCCAAAATAGATGTTCCATAAGGGGCATATTTATCATTGCCCAATATACGAAAGTGAGAAACTTGCCAGTTCTCAAATGTCATTCCCGCGCTATTCCACTGATATTGGATGTAATTGGGGTTAGTGGCGTCCATTCCTTCCAGTCTTTCAATCTCCTGGGGCGGTAACGCGATAACAGATTGCACCCCGTATTTATCATCGATATCAAGATACAAAAAGAAATCTCCATATTTACACATGGTGCGGGCCCAGCCAAAAAGATTATACTGAACGTTAAGAATATTATCGAAAAGGATTCCCAACACGGCGCTTATCTCTTCATTGGGGCACTTGATATTAATCATGGGCCGTAGTGCAGAATATGTCGTCATCTCATCCGCATATATATCCATCGTTGATGCAATCTCGGGCATGTATTCCATCTGATCGAAATCTACATATCTTTCCGAACGGCGCTGATTGGCAATCGCATTCGCTGAAAGATTGTCAAGTGGATTATTAAGGGTCTTTTTAAACTGTTGACCCGAGGCACTCTTAAATCTAGAAGAAAACTTATCTAAATGTTGTCGACGAATACGCCGGCCGGTCTGTGATCTGTAATTAACAATGGGCCCAGAGAACAATCTGGTAAGTGCTTTGAATAAGCTCGACTGATCATTAGCCGGGTTTTTGCCTTTATATGATTTTCTAGTAGGGGGTGCCATTTATTTTCTCACTTAATAATCCATTTATATTGCTGATATATCTTTTCAGCTTCAGACATTTTATCAAAAATTTCGTTCTTCTTGTAGCCATGCTGGCCTTTAATCTGTGTATTCATCGTTGTTCTCGTAGTAAAAATCGCATCGACAAAGGCTTTCTGGTAGTTTAAATCTCGGGCGTTCACCTGGAGTGCAGTATCTCTAACCCAGCACCCAATGGCCAATGCCATGATCAAATCATCATTATAGCCTTTCATCGCTTGTGGTTTACCATTCCTCCAAATAAAAGTCTTCATCTCGTTTACGGTGCGAGAAGAATATATGGTAATTAGTTTGTTTCTGATAAACTCCTCTAATTTAGCAACGATGAGAGGTCTTGTTTTCATAGAGGTGGTAAACCCAGGAACTGCAGATGTTCTTGTTTCTGCTTGGTATTGTTCAATATATTCATGTGTAGATTTAATTGAGTGATATACATTTGGATATTGATATTCGCTTATTAACTTATCAAGTACTGAATATCCGATATTATTATTTTCAACTACAAGCATGCAGTTTCCAAATTCACGACCTACATTATTCAATATGTTGGAAAACATGTCTAACGTTGGCTTGCCTTGATATTCTCCAACAACTTCTAATGTTTCAAGTTTAACAATGTGAAATGTAGAATAATCGGCTCCGTCACCTCGTGACACATCTGCTACTAACAAATAATTACACGTTGGATCAAACTCTTCAAAAATCCAAAAATTTCTATCAAAGCCAGTTCTATACTTTGGTTCTCGTACCGTCGTTAACATCCACTGCATACAATCAGGATCAATAACTGTTTCGCCTGATGTATTGAAATTGCACTCAAGCTCTTGCGCAATCTGGCGTTTTGACATGTTTTTAGTTTCTTTTTTGTACCATTCATGATTTCTATCAGGATGCACATCCCACGGTAAAGTGGTTAAATGAAAATTATTTGTGCCTGATTCTGAATCTGCACAAGTTTTATGAAACCAATTACCAACACCATTAGGAGTTGAAAGAGCTATGCAGCGACCACCAGTAGACAGCGTAGGATACAAACCTGTCCATAATTCTTCTAAACCCTCAATGTGTGCGGCTTCGTCAAGCACCAAGAGAGACAGAGCTTCAGAACGACCAGCATCACCTGATGTAGAAGCAGCCTTAATTGACGAGCCATTAGAAAGTTCAAACGATGTGCGGTTATCAACGCTTATGTTTGCAATCTTTAACCAATCGGGAACATTACGCATAATGTTCTTAACTTTCTTAACCAAGTTTCCTGCTGTCGCAAACTTGGTTGCCATAACAAGAATGGCCTTATCGCGGTGGAATAACATCATCCACACGATATAGCCTGCAGTAATAGTTGAGATACCTAGCTGGCGAGCTTTTAAAATAATATTAAAGCGGTAATCATTAAAATCTTTAAGAAGCTCATCTTGGAAGTCAAAAGTGTTAAAAAGAATAAGTCCATGTAATGGGTGTGATATTCTTGCATACGTGTTAAGAAAGTATGAGGGATCTTTTCCACACTTAAGTATCTCTTTGACTTGTTGTTTTTTGTCTAATTGAAAACTCATTAATCATTTTTAGGTTTCGGTCTCGTATCGTTCTTGGGGCGCTTGCCTCCATCGCCGGTCCAGCCTCCTTGCTCAAGAAAACTACGCCAATTAGAATCAACTCTATCATCAGAAGCTTCATTAACAGTCATATCGTCAGATAGACCGCCAACCATGTAATGCTGCTTTGCTAAAACCCAGGAGCGAACGCGCGTGGAGTTTTCTACACGTATATCTACCTCTCCTTCTTTATTAAGAGTAACAGATTCACCAGTAATATTGCGATATTCTTTTTTCAAAAAAGATGCTATATCTGCCATTTTTTGATCAATCTCGCTTTCAAATCCATTAGCGTGCACTTCTTTTAATTGAATTTCGGAATGATATTTAATACACATCATTGGTCCATAAAAAGAAACGTTAAAACCATCCATAACTCTTTTATCAAGAATTGCATTGCCTTCTTCTCTTTTGAGCCCAGCTTCAATTCTTTCTCTTTCCTCTGATGCATTTTGCCAACCATCGCTGTCCTCTTTAAGGGCGCCATCGTAAGCATTAGCAGCGGCTTGTGCCAATCCTTGTACTATTTCATAAACTGTTGCCATTTTTGGGTCTCCATCCTTTTAGCCATCTTTCTTCTCTATCTTCGACATATTTAATGTAACATTTATTGCAACAATCAAATTTAACGAAACAAACATCATCCATTGAATTCTTTGGGAAAGCCCCACAGACAGGACAACATTTTAAAGATTCTCTATTAAGTAGTTTTTTTGAGATCTTAATCCCATTAACATCTACTTTTTCTTGCCACTCATCATTTTTGCGCTGCTTCTTATAAAACTCTTTTGATTGTTCAAGATATTCTTTTTCTTTATTCTCGTTCCAATTACCTTTAGGGTTTTGAATTGTTTCCTTGCCATATTTTTCTGCTATGGCTTTTTCAATACGAGCAATTTTATCATAATCTTTACTCATTGAACAGCCTATATGCACCATAAGTAGTTGCAATCCCCGCAGCAACACCGCCAGCAAACCACCACAGCTTATTGCTTGGTGACTGATTTAACATTGCATCTTGCAAGGCGGCAATCTCTATATCTTTTTGTTCAATACGCAAATCATATTCTTGTGCAAGAGCATCTAAGCGAATTTGAAAGTTTTGCCTCTCAAGATGAAACTCAGTAGCTTGAACATCTAGTTGATATTCAATTTCTAAGTCACACCCCATTCTATATTCTTCAGGCAAAACTAACAACTCGGCAATACCGCGCTTATTAAACAAAACACCC